GTGGACGCCAGCAAGATAGCCCGACGGTTCCCGCTGGTCGCCCGCCCGCGACCAGCGTGCCCGCCGATCGCCGAACGGCTGAGGGAGATCACCAAGCTGGCGGACACGGCCGAGCGTGACGGCGACCTTGTCCAGGCCGCCGTCACGCAGAACAAGGCCGCACTCATCGCCAGCGACTGTGGCCTACCGGCCCTGGCCCGTACCCTGTGCTGGGCCCATGCCGAGGTGTACCTTCAAGGCCCCCGGCCGCTCTCTGCACACGCTGCCCGGCTCGCGCTGGAACCCCTCGTCAACCTTGCTCGCCTCCGCATCCGCGCCAGTGACGGCGAAGCCGCGTACGAGCTGCTGTCAGACCTGTTCCAGGCAGTGAGCAGCCGCGCCCCGGAAGCCACGATCGATGGTCGAAATCTCTCGCTGGTCGACCTGACCTCATCAAAGGACGACCTGAAAAAGGTCGTCCAGTGGCTCTGGACAGTCCTTCTCGCCGACGGCACCCGGGCGCTCATCAGTGCCGGCCGGTGGAAGGAAGCCCTTCGCCAGGTGGAAAAGCACAACGGCATCGGAGGCCGCCTGCTCGACGGACGGCAGGTCGCGGTCCTCTCTCGTCTCGTCGATGGAGAGCCGGAAGCAGCCCTCGCCCTACTCAACACCTCCCGCTTCACCGACTCGTGGGAGGAAGATGTGGCCTCCTGTCTCACCGTCGCGTGCCTCATGGCCGTCGGCTCCGGCACCGTGGACTCGGCCGTCTCGCACATGATCCGTCGCTACCTCGACGGACGCATCGAGCCTGGCCTCGCTGTCTTCCGTACACGCTGGGGTCTTACCGTCCTCGACCTCTCCGCTAACGCCGAAACCGTCTCGCAGCGTCTCGTCAATGAGACCCTGGTGGCTGGCGACGGCTACGCGGCCCGAGACCTCGTTGAGCACTCCTCAGAGCACCAGATCCTCACCCCGCAGACCCGGCGTGCTCTCCAGGCCACCGCCCAGGCGGCCGGGCTTCTCGGGGCGCCGTCCTCTCATACAGCGGCGTCACTTCGTGCCGATACCACCCGCGCCCGCGCTGTCACTGAGCAATCGCACACCTCACCCGGAGCGAGATGATGGTCCCTCACAGCCGTCACAACGACGACGCCCACGCCATCCACACGGGCCAGGACCTCCTCGACCCTCTCCAGCACTGGGCCACAGCCACCCCTTCGGACCTCATCGTGCGGGTCGGCAGCCGTATCGGGTCGAGCGACATCAAGAGCATCCACGCCATCACTGACATGTTCCGCGATGCCGACAACCGCCACGGCGGGATCCTCTCGCGCAAGGCTGTCATTGCACAGATGGCCGACGCCAACGCCCTCCTGAGTAGCGCCGCGTACGACGAGACCACCGGGCGAGCTCTGTTCTCCGCCGTCGCCGACCTCGGCTCCGTCGCCGGATGGATGACCTTCGACGCCGGCATGCACAAGCAGGCCCAGCGCATCTTCATCACCGCCCTGCATGCTGCCAGCGAAGCCGGAGACAAGGCCCTCGGCGCGCACATCCTCCAGTGCATGGCCCGACAAATGTCCCACCTGGGACACTACGACGAAGCCCTCGACCTCGTCTCCCTCGCGCAGTACGGAGCCCGCCGCCACGCCACCCCCGCCACACGATCGATGCTGTCCGCCCTCGAATCCCGTTTCCACGCCATCCTCGGCCAGGTCAACGAGAGTGAACGCGCGGCCGGGGCTGCTGAAGAACTCTTCGCCGCGGTCGACCCGCGCCAAGAGCCTGCCCACATGGCCTTCTTCGACGAGGCGGAGCTCTCCGCCACCATCGGCATCGCCCACCAGATCTCGGCGAAGAACGACTACAGCCCCGGACGCGCCCGCCGCGCGGAGCGCTCCTTGCAGCTCCTCGGCCGCGCACTCGAACTACGCCCCGAGCACCGGGTCCGCAGCAAGGCGTTCGACCACCTTGGCCTGGCTCGAACCCATCTCACCGTCGGGGAAGTGACGGGGGCCCGCGAGGAGACGCAGACCGCGCTCGCGCTGTTCGAGGTCGTCGGCAGCGCGCGGGTCGGCGACCGCCTGGCTGAGCTACACGACGAAGCGGAGCCGTACGCCAGCGCCCCGGAGGCAGCCGAACTCCGCGAACAGATCATGACCGTGGTGGCCGGCTAGTCGACAACATGGGGGCTTCGAGCATCCGTCTCGCCCAGCCGTGATCACTCCCATGCTCGACCCGCCAGGCTGGCCGTGGCATGCCCTCGGGCGCGCCACGGCCAGCTCAGAGCGGTGGCCGGGTCAGTCCGCCAGCATCTTGTCGCGGACGGGGATCCAGTCCAGGGCGCTGCGGATGCCCTCTTCCAACGTGAGGCGCGGCTTCCACCCAAGGAGCTTTTCGGCACGGTCGCTCTTGGTGTAGCCACCAGCCACGTCGCCGGGACGCGCCTCTGCGTCGACGGTAGCCAGAGGCGTGTCGACGACCTTGTTGAAGGCATCCACGAGTTCGCGCACGGTGGTACCGGAGCCGGTGCCCAGGTTGATCGCGAGCGACGGCTTCTCCCTCGTGACGAGGGTGTCGTACCTCTTGATCACTTCCACGTGGGCCTTGGCAAGATCCCAGACAGGGACATAGTCACGGATGCCGGATCCATCCCGCGTGGGGTAGTCCGTTCCAGTGATGGCGAAGGGACGCCCCTCCTGGTGGGCCAGGATCATCATGCCCAGGGCGTGGGTGGGCCGCCTGAGCTGGAGACCCGTCCTCAGCTCAGGGTCAGACCCGACAGGGTTGAAGTACCGCAGCGACACAGTGCGCGGGCCGCCACCGGCGGCGATGTCCGCGAACATCTCCTCGCAGTGAGCCTTGGTCCGCGCATACGGGCTCTGCGGAGCCAGCGGCGAGTTCTCATCGACCGGCGAGCCGTCCTCTGCCTGGTAGATCGAGGCAGACGAGCTGAAGATCAGGCGATCGCAACCATTCCGGTGCAGATGGCTGACGAAGTCCAGCGACTTCGCCACGTTCGCCTCGTAGTAGCCGATCGGGTCAGCGACGGACTCAGGGACGACGATGAGCGCGGCGCAGTGCACCACCGTCGTGATGTCCGGGTGCTCCGCGAAGATGCGGTCGATCAGGGCCCCGTCGGAGATGTCGCCCTCGTAGAAGACCCGGCCGTCAGTGAACTCGCGGCGGCCTCGGACCAAGCTGTCGAGGATGACGGGCTCGATCCCCTCATCCAGGCAGGCCGACGCCACCGTGCTGCCGATGTAACCGGCTCCCCCGGCGATAAGAACGGACATGAATCTCTCCGGAGCTTCCTAGAGCGACGAGCATGCGACCGACAGCAAGGCTAGCCGAGCCCTCGTACGCCGTTGACCCGATCCAACCGATCGCGACAATCCGCTCACCGGCTGTGCCGAGCATGATCGGACGCGAGGACACCGAGCCTGCTGTAACAGATCCGACACCATCGGCGTACTCAGAGGGGAATGGTTGACGGTTGTGTCAACCTCGCGCGACACGGTTCGGAGGACTGGGTGACAACCGCCACTGCTCCCCTATCGCCGGCCACTGGCCGGTCCTTCTGGCAAGAATCCCTCTTCTCGACCGGCCCAGCCTCCCTGCCTGCTGGGCAGGCAGACCGGCCGGGCCAGCCTCCTATATCCGCCCCGCCGCTCCCTGAACCTCAAGACCTCACGCATACGTGGGTCGTCGCGGCCGAGATCCAGGTCGAGCCGCGCATCGCGAGCATCGCCGACTTCCGGGGCTCCTTCAAGGCCGCCGCCGGTCAGCGGGTCGACGCTCTGGAGGTCTATTGCAAGGCATGCCGCCGCCCGTACGAGACGGTCAAGGGCAGGCCGTGCGAGGAGAAGGTGGACAATCGCCACCTGATCGGCGGGGACCAGTCCATCCGGAAGAAGCGGAAGCTGCCCCCGCCGCCGAAGGGCGTCCGGATCATTCCCGGCGAGCGAATCCAGCGCCGAGGCATCGGCGCGTACATGGCGGGCGTCACCCGTCCCCGGTGACCCGCTCGTCGAGCACGCGACAGTAGCCACACCCTCCGCTCAGGGTGCGCGCCGTGAGCACACCACCTGAGTCCCCCTCGACAGATCGCCTCGTACGAGAGGCCGTCGGCCTGCTCCTCGCCGCGATCGGCGCGCTGGTCGTCCTCTTCTCGCTCGGGCGCATCCACCCGGTCCTGGGTAGCACCGTCACGACGGCGGCAGCCCTGAGCCTCAGCTACTTCATCCTGCGAAACCGTGGACGGCGCGGGCGGATCGCGGCGTGGGTGCTGACCGGGGTGACGTCGACGGCCAGCGTCGTGACGGCCTTCCTGTACGCGTCCCCGCTCGCGTGGGTGGAGATCGGTGCGGCGGCCGTGGCTGTGGGGGCGTGGCTGGCCAGTGAGGGGGCCTGATGCCGCGCGAGTTCCTTCCCGGTCTCCGCCGCCTTCTCACCCCTCGTCCGGTGCAGGTGGAGGAGAAGTCCGCGGCGGTCGGTTCGGCGTACGTGTCGATGACGTACGCCGGCACGACGACCGTGTGGGGTGCCGAGAACCGTGGGGCCGGGTGGGACCTGGACCGGGTCGTTCAGGAGGGGTACGAGCGGTCCGTCTGGACCTTCAAGGCGGTCGAGGCGATCTCCAAGCACCCTGGGGCGCTCAGCATCGAGATCGGGCGAGGCGGTGACGACCGCCAGTTCGCCGAAACCCTCACGGACCATCCCCTGCTGCGCGTGCTGAACGTCCGAGCGAATCCCCTGGAGACCGCGGCGGTCTTCAAGAAAAGGCTGTCGGCTCAGTTCCTGCTCTCGAAAAGGGGGGCGTTCGTCGAGGTCACCCGTTCGCGCGCGGGCACGATCACCCGGCTCGATCTGCTGCCGCCCAACCGAGTCGAACCGATACCCGACCCGCACGGCGACTACCTCAGCCACTACCAGTTCACGACGTACGACGGCAGAATCCGCGAGCTCGACCCCAGTCGCGTGGTCTGGCTGAGGGACCCTCACCCCACCGACCCCTTCTGCGGCGTCACCCCGCTCGAAGCTGCCGGTCTGTCCGTCGACCTCGACGTCAAGGCCCGCCTGTACAACATCGCCTTCATCGACAACGACGCAAGGCCGAGCGGAATCGTGGCCATCGACGTCGACGGACTGGACCAGCGGGAGATCGACCGGATTCAGCAGCGCCTCGCACCAGGGGCGCAGCAGGCTGGCGAGACCGTGGTCGTCGGCAGCGGGCCCGGGGGCCTCAACTACGTGGACACCAGCACCCGGCCCCGGGACATGAACTACGAGTCCTTGGCGAAGGCGGCGAAGGACGAGATCTTGAGCGCGTTCGGCGTGCCGGAAAGCATCGTCGGCAACGCGTCCGAGCGGACCTATGCGAACGCGGATCGCGAGGAGTGGAATTACTGGCAGCACACGGAGCTGCCGCACCTGGGGTTGATCGCGTCCGCTTTCGACTTCGATCTCGACGACGGCTGGTCGATCCGATTCGACACGAGCGGCGTCGAGGCGTTGGAGTTCCCCCGGCGGCAGCGCCGGGCAGAGGCCCGGGAGGAGTGGAACGCGGGACTCATCACGGCCGACGAGTATCGAGAGGTCGCTGGGCGCCGGCCGTTCAACGTGCCCCACAGCCGGGCCCTGTGGATCAGCCCCCAGAAGGCGCCCGTGCCCGCGAACGAGGCGGACGCCGCCGCGCTCGGTGTCGCGCAGGACCCCGCAGCCGGTGGAACGCCGGGACTGCCTGGGGCTGGAGGCCCGCCTGCCCTGCCACCGTCTTCCGGGGCCGACTCGGCAGCTGCCGCCGTCGCTGAGGCCGAGTCCACCGGCGCGACCGGGCCGTCAGCTGCGGACGACGTGGCGGCAGCAAGGAGCATGCTGGACGTGCCCTCCCTCGGCTCAGCCGCTGCCGACGTCATCGCGGCACGAGAGCAGCGCCCTCATCCGGTCGACGGTGAAGCGGCAGCCGACGTGGAGGCGGCCCGTTCCACCGCCACCGCAGCGGGCTCGGGGGACGCGGCGGCGGATGCCGAGGCCGCGCGTGCTCCGCTGGAAGGCAAGTCCGCCTCCGACAACGGCTTCGAGGTCGCCGACTCCGACTTCGACACGGCGGCCTCAGCGGTCACGGCCGTGCTCACCGCGCTCCTGGCCCGCCAGGAGGGCGTGATCCGAGCCCGGCTGCGCTCGCCGAAGCTGCGGAAGCACACCAGGTACTGGACACCGGACGGAGACACCGACCTGCGCGGAGGGACGGCGGCGATCGACGGGCAGCGCGTCGTCGGCGCTGCCCGCTGGGAGGAGGAGGTGGTCGCGACCCTCGTTCCGGTCCTTCAGCAGACCGCGTCGTCCACCGCTCAGAGGGTGACCACCCGCCTGACGGGCACGGGCAGCGTGCCAGCCGGCGCCGTTGCCGCCGCTCTCACCGCTGCCGCCCTATCCGGACGCGCCGTCCTCGCCCTTCTCGCGGACCTTGCTGACGTCCTGGACGCCGCCCAGGACGAGACGACCACCCTCGCTGATCTCGACGAGGTGAGCACCCGCTTCTTCGCGGAACGTGCCGCGCCGCTCATCAGCCACATCGCCGAGTCCTGTGCGGTGACCACCGTGAACGGGGGCGCTGACGCTGCTGCCGAGAGCGTCGGGCCGTCGGTCCTGCGTACCTGGGTGACGAGGCGCGACGCCCGCGTACGGCCGCAGCACCAGCAGCTCGACGGCGTCACGCTGCCCGTCGGCACCGCGTTCGAGGTGGAGCATGTCCGCCTGCGCTACCCCGGCGACCCCTTCGCCCCCGCGGACCTCACCACGAACTGCCGCTGCCGGCTGCGGTACCGCACCGGCCCTGCCCCGAAGGAGACCCTGTGATCTGGCCCGCCGTCTGGTTCATCTGGACGTGCATGTTCGCCGTCGCCGAGACCATCGCCCTGGTCAACCGGCGCGAAGGCGACACCCTGAGCGAAACCGTCCGGGCTCTGTTCCACACCCGCACCTCCAAGGCCGGCCGCGCGGCGTTCGCCGTCGGGTGGGCCGGATTCTCCGTCTGGTTCGCGGTACACATCCTGGCCGAGACGATGTGAGCCCGTCTCCGTAGAGGGCCGCCCCGCCGGAGAGGCAGGCCGCGACGTTAGGCCGTCGCGCTCTGCATCGTCCGCGCATGCTGATGCGCACCGCCCCGACCGACCTGAGTCGCACCCTTGAGGCCAAGTCCGTACGACGGCCGTGGAACCCTGCCCTCCACCCTCGGGACTCGAAGGGCAGGTTCATCGAGACTGGCGGCGTCGCGAGGTTGTGGTCGGGCAACCTCGCCCGCGTCGTACGCGCCCTGCCCCGCGACCGCGTCCTCGTCCAGGACCGCGCAGCCGACGGCACGTACACGGGACGGCGGCACAGCACCAGCGCCAAGTGGATCACCATGGTGGCGCGCCCCGACGGCTCCGCGCCGACCGCGAACCAGAAGAAGGTCGAGGAGGAGGACGCTCGCCGGGACACCGACGAGCGCCGCGGCCTCGGGCTGTCCCGCGACGACCACGGTGACCCGGACACGCCCGACGCCCCGCACGACGTCGACGACGAAGGCAACGCGATCGGCGATGACGAGGGCGACGCTCCCGAGGACGACGACCAGGATGAGCCGGAAGACGGCTCGCACGACGTCGACACGGACGCCCTGCCGAACCGGCAGGCCCTGCCCGGTAGCCGCTTCAAAGACACGGCCGCGGTGCGCCGGCACTTCCTCGACCTGGCCGAGCAGCCCGGCACCAACTCGGCGGCCCTGCGGCGCCTCGCCGGTGACGAGGACTTGCAGGTCACGCCGACCGGCGGCCTGGTCACCACCCGCGACGACGCCAACGGCCGCTGGTACCTGACAGCCACCGGCACTGGCGGCTACCTCGACGTCGGCGACTTCGCCAGCCGGAACGAGGCGGAGGCCGCAGCCGACTCCATCCACGAGAACGTACGCAACGGCCACGTCATGCCGGGCGAGTTCAACCAGCCCATCGACTTCTCCGACCCGAAGATCGGGAACTGGCTCCAGGGGTGGCGCTCCACCAAGGGCGAGAGCGCCGAGCAGGCCATCCGCCGCGCGTTCCGCGACTTCCATGCCTCCCGCGACAAGGAGGGCCGTACCGAGCCTCCGAAGCCGGTACGGCAGGCCGCTCAGCCCCGAGGCCGCTTCACCACTCTCCAGCAGGCTCGGGACAACTGGGCCCGGCGCGCCGCAGATCTGCGGGCCTCGGGAAGCGAGCAGGACCGCGTCGCCGCCCGTGCTCTCGACGAGCTGGTCAAGGAGCAGCGCCTCAAGCTCGTCGGAGACGGCCAGTTCATCACCCGCCGCGTTGATGGCGACTGGTACCTGCACGCGACCGGCACCGGCCAGCAGATGGGCTGGTGGTTCGACAAGCAGGCGGACGCGAAGGGCTTCGCCGACCACATCGTCGGCATGCTGAAGGGCAAGGACGGCACGCCGCTCGATTTCTCCGATCCCGCCTTCGCCGACTACCGGGGCACGTGGCGGTCGGACAAGGGCCGCGACTACCACCAGGAGTGGACGGCCGCACGTGCCCTGTGGGACCAGGAGCACCCGCCCAAGCACAGCATCGCCACCGACCGGCTCGCCGAGACGCTGCGGCGCCCTCCGTTCGGCGACGAGTCGAACCCGGACGCCAAGGTCGAGCAGCCCGCTGAGCCGACCCCGGCACCGGACAACGGCGCCGAGAACCACGTCTCCGACTCCGGATCCACCGAGTCCGGGCCGCGTCAGGACGACGAGCAGCCGGAGCAGGAACAGGCCCCCGAGCCCGAGGAGGCACCGGAGGAGAGCGGCGACCGGCCCGCCGGCGTGCCCGCGGAGGCCGAACCCGTCGACGGCGTGCCCGGCTACTGGGCAACGCCCTGGAACCCCGGTCCGCTCACCGTGTACGGCCCCGACGGCAGCCGGATCGCGTCCGTCGAGGGCGGTTACAGCGACCGGCACGCGACCGTCGACGGCGTACGGCTCCCCATCGGCGGCCACCTCAACATCGCCGACCAGATCATCGCCCGCCACCACCTGGCCACCACCGACCCGTCCCAGGCCGACCGCGTCCACCTCGCATGGACCATCCACAAGACCAAGCGCATCGTCGCCGTGCGCGGCACCGTCAAGGACGATCCCACCGATGACCGGGCCGTCAACGCGGCTGGCAAGCTCGCCTGGTCCCCGGTACAGAGCGCGCGGATCACCGGCACCCAGTGGAAGCCGGAGACCCGCGACCGCAAGGCAGCCGACATCCTCGCCGCCTTCGTCCGCCAGGGCCGCAACGTCCGCTTCACGGACGAGACCACCCACACGTCCGGCGCTCCAGAGTCGTCGCAGCCGCTCGACGAGGAAGCCAAGAAGCTCCGCGTCATGTCCGAGACGGACCTGCGCGAGCACCGCACCAACCTCCAGTTGCACGCCCAGACGGCAAGGTCCCCGCGCAGCAAGCAGCAGGCCCTCAACTCCGTGCGCAAGGTGGACGCGGAGCTGGAGCGCCGCCGCGCCATCGCCGAGGACGGCGAGCAGAAGGGCCCGCAGGAGCGGGCTACGGCCCTCAGCGACGTCGACCTCGCCCAGGCCATCAGCAACTCCGAGCGCGAGCGCGGCACCTACGGCTCCCGTCGCGGCGACAGGCTCAATGACGACGAGCGGGCGTTGTACGCGGACCGCCGCCGCCGCTCCACCGAACGAATCTCGCACGTCGCGGCCCCGCAGGACCTCGACGACGACGCCCTCACCTCGTACATCCAGGACCTGGACCGACTGAAGCGCGCCCACAAGCCCAGCGAGTCGATTCACCAGGAGGATGACCTCGCCCCCGAGCGCGACCTGTGGAACGAGGTCTCGTCCCGGCTCGGCAACGCCCAGGCCGAACAGGAGAGCCGGCAGCTGCGCCGGATCGAGCAGCGCCCGCCGGTACAGGACCTCGACGACGAGGAACTGGAGCGGGAGTTCGTCAAGCTGCCGGTGCGGCTGCGGCACCTGGGCGATGAGCAGAACAAGATCCTCGCCGCCCGCCGAAACGCGGTGTACGAGGAGCGCCAGAACAGGAAGGCGCAGATCTACCGGGGCCGGCCCGATCCCTCCGGCCTCGAAGACGGCGATCTCGTCAAGGAGTTCCGCGAGCTCCAGAAGGCCCGCAACCTGACGTCCGGCACCGAGCGTGAGGCTCTGGAGGAGCGCCGGCGGGCCGTCTTCGACGAGCAGAACCGTCGCGGTGCGAAGGGCCGCGAGGAGACCGTGCGGCGCGCCGAGACCCGCGAAGACCCGCTGAAGGCGCACTACAGGGTCTCGGTCCGGGTCGACGGCAACTCGTACGGCGAGGTCTCGTACCACGAGACGGGCTCCACCTGGGCGGGCGGCCCGAAGGCCGGGTGGAACGCGAAGACCGACCAGTACGGGGGCGGCCTGGGCTCCTTCCCGAGCATGTCCGAGGCCCTGGCCGCGCTCGTCGAGAACTACGACACCGACCCCAACACCGAGCCGGTCCGCCTGTATGGGCGGAACCACCAGGTGTGGGTGCCGAAGATGTTCTTCGAGCTGTACCAGTCCTCCCGGCGCGCGGACTCCTTCCCGTCGGCGACCAAGGAGCGCCAGACCCTCTACGGCCGGTTTCAGGGGCGTGGCTACGGCTGGTCGGACCGGACGAACCCGATCACCGGGAAGATCGGCAAGGGCGCCGTCCTGGAGATCCCCGAGGGTCTGCTCGCGGAGTTCCAGCGGGTCACCGAGGAACTGTCCCGGGAGATGATGCTGCGGTCCACCGACCGCGAGCTGGACTCGTCGGACCGGTCCAAGGCCCGTACGCGACTGGCTGCGATCAACGCGGCGATGCACGGCATCGACGCCGCGCGCACGGATGTACGAAAGGATGGCGGGGACGACGACCGCAAGGTCATCTCCCGCGAGGAGATCGAGGCGCAGCAGGCAGCCCTGCGCGCCGCGCTGAGCACGGATGAGGGGGCTGAGGATGAGCATCTACAGCCAGGTGGCCAGGGATCACTGGACGAAGTACCTGCCCAGGGAGCTGGCGCAGATGGCCGACCCGGAGAAGTTCTTCCTGAGCAAGGGCAGGGAGATCGAGACGGCGATCCTGGTGGCCGAGGAGGCGCTGGAGCAGACCGTGCCGGCGGCGACGGAGTACGAGCGGAGGGCGGGTCAGCTCAGGCAGATCCGGGCGACCGCGACCGAGATGGTGCTGCGGGATCTGCTGCCGGAGCCCGAGCCGGAGACCGAGGAGCTGCCGACGCTCACGCCGGAGATGCGGGATCTGATGGCGATGAAGGACGAGGTGTACGACATGTAGGCCGGTTCCGGCCGGACCCGGCCGACGCCGCGCCCCGCGGGCCTCTTCAGCGTGCCGCCGCGAACGTCGAGGCCATCCGGGTCCTGAAGCGGCTGGAGCGGGAGAAGCGTCCGGCCACCGAGAAGGAGAAGCGCACCCTCGCCCGCTGGAGCGGCTGGGGCTCGGTCCCCATTCTGTTCGCCTCCGAGCCGAACGAGAAGGAACCGCGCTACCAGCAGGGCGGCGCCCGGTACGGGAAGTTCACGCAGGACCACGCCCGTTGGGCCGAGTACGCCGACCTGCGGGCCATGCTCTCGAACGAGCTGACGCCGCTGGAGTGGCAGCAGGCCCGACGCGGCACGCTGTCCATGCACTACACGCCGCAGGCCGTAGCCGAGGCCATGTGGGACGGCCTCAAGGCCCTCGGGTTCGAGCGCGGCGACGTCTTGGAGGCCGGGTCCGGTAGCGGCACGTTCTTCGGGGTCTCCCCCAAGGACGCCCGCCTCACGGGTGTCGAGCTCGACCCGACCACGGCACGGATCGCGAAGGCGATCTACCCGGACGTCAACGTCCTGAACGAGAACTTCGCCGAGACGGACGCCCCAGTCGGCCTGTTCGATGCGTCCATCGGCAACGTGCCCTTCGCCGCTGTCCCCTTCGGCGACAAGCGGTACCCGTCCGAGTCCCTGCACAACGGGTTCATCACCAAGGAACTCGCGCTGACCCGCCCCGGCGGCATCACGCTCCTGATCACCTCCCGGCACACCCTGGACTCCAAGGGCGACAAGGCCCGTAAGCAGATCGCGAAGTACGGCGACCTCATTGGTGCCGTCCGTCTGCCGTCCGGAGTGTTCACCGACGCGGGCACCGGCGTGGTCGCCGACGTCCTCGTGCTGCGTCGCCGTGCCGACGGCCAGGAACCGGGAGACACCTCCTGGCTGAACGCACCCGAGCGAAAGGTCGGGAACACCCGCGAGCACGTCAACGACTACTTCACCCAGCACCCTGAGCACGTCCTGGGCGACCTCACCACCGAGTCGTCACCGTACGGCCCGCGCCTGACCGTCAAGGGTGACCCGGGCAAGGCGGCCGACCAGCTGCGCGACGCCCTTTGCGACATTGCCGAGAAGGCCAAGTCCGACGGCCTCGGCTACGAGCCGCACCCCGACGGCGACGACCGCCTTCCCGTCTACCTCCAGACCGCCCGCGAGAAGCACGCCAACGACTGGACCGGCCGCCTCTACGAAGGCGACGACGGCCAGCTCTACCAGCACGTCAACGGCGGCAACCCCGTCGTCGTCGAACCGTCCGACGGCCGGGCCAACCAGCTCCGGGCCCTGATGCAGCTCCGCGACGCCGCTGCCGAGCTGCGCGTCCTGGATCGCAAGCACGAGGAGGACGAGCGAGCCGAGAAGCTGCGTGCGCAGCTTCGTGACCTGCACACCTCGTACGTCCAGCAGTACGGGCCGCTGTCCAAGCCGGGCCAGTTCCGCACCATGAAGACCGGCGTCCGAGAGGACGGCACGGAGGAGCGCACCCCGACCGCCTGGGGCTACTTCCGCTCCGACCCCGACGCCGGGTCGGTCCTCGCGCTGGAGCGCTGGGACGCGGACAAGCAGGAACCGGTCCTCTCCCGCATCTTCACCGAACGGGCCGCCGCCCGCCGGCAGCCGCTCGACCAGACCGATGACCCGAAAACCGCCCTGTCCGCGGTCGTCGCCGCCACCGGCGAGGTCGACCTCGCCGAGATCGCCCGCCTGCTGAACACCACCCCGCAGGACGCTCTGCGGGCCCTGGGCACCGAGGTGTTCACCGCCCCCACCACCGGACGCCTGGAGCTGGCCGGCGCCTACCTGTCCGGCCCGGTCCGCGACAAGCTCGCCGACGCCCGCCGCGCCGCCGAACGCGATCCGGCGTTCCAGGTCAACGTCGCCGCGCTCGAAGCCGTCCAACCCACCGACCGCACGATCGGCGAGTTCACGCCCGAAATGGGCGCGCACTGGACGCCGCCCGAGCTGCTTCAGGGGTTCCTGCGCGAGTACCTGGGCGACAAGACGCTCCGCGTCGCCCACGACGACCGCTACGGCTGGATGCTCTACACGGGCAAGGTCCCCAAGGCCCAAAACGTCCTGCACGGCGTCCCGGCCAACGAGGAGAAGGGGACCAAGGGCAAGGGCGCCGTCGACATCGCCCGCGCGATCCTCGGCCACGGATCGCTGACGATCTACCGCGACGACAAGCGGCGTGACGTCGACGAAGAAACGTCACGCCTGGTGCGGCAGAAGGCCGACCAGATGCGGTCGGAGTTCGCGAAGTACGCCACCGCCAACGCCGACCGCCTCACCCGCCTGACCAACTCCTACAACACGATCATGAACGGGCACGTCGTCCGTTCGTACGACGGCATGAGCCCGTCCCTGGACGGCTTCACCCCAGACCGCGACCCGCACGCCTGGCAGTTGAGCGGTGCCGCCCGCATGCAGTTCGAGCGGTCGGTGATCCTCGCCCACGAAGTCGGGCTCGGCAAGACGTCCACCCTCGTCATGGGCACCCAGGCCCTCAAGGGCTCCGGGCAGATCGAGAAGCCTTTCGCCGTCGTCCCCGACCACCTCGCCCAGCAGTGGTACGACGAGGCTCGCTACCTCTACCCCAACGCCGAGATCCACCTGATCACGAGCGGGGACCTGGCCGACGGCCGCCGCGACAGCACCCTGGAGTGGCTCCGCGCCAACAAGCCGGACCTGGTCATCTTCACCGAGCCCGCTTTCGGGTCGATCAAGATGAGCCCGGAGGCGCAGGAGGAGTACGAGTTCCGCGAGCTGGAGGCTCTGCGAGAACAGCTCGACCGGCAGTACGAGGACGCCACCAACCCTGATCACCCGTTCATCGTCGCCAAGATCGAGCAGCGCATCGCGACGGTCCAGAACAAGATCAGCAAGAACGCCGCGCCCATGCGCACCCCCGGCGCCACGTACTGGGACGACCTCGGGTTCGACTACGCCGTCGTCGACGAGGCCCACCGGTACAAGGGCGTCGGATTCCGCTCCCGTGAGGGCGGCGGCGACCCCGCGTCCATCCGTGGCGTCGACCTGCACCAGAAGCTGACCGATCTGCACCGGCGCCGTGCCGGCCGCGCGACCGTCACCCTGGCCACCGGCACGCCGCTGTCGAACTCGATCACCGAGCAGTACACGATGCTCGCCCTGGCCGCCCCCTGGGTCCTCGACTCCTACAAGGCCGGTGCCCCTGACCTGTGGGCCGCCACCTTCGGCCGCAAGACCCTCCGCGTCGAAAACGCGCCCGACGGCTCGGGCCTGCGCGTCGTCGAGCGGTTCTCCGAGTTCCACAACCGGCGCGCCATGAAGACCATGTGGGGCCTGGTCGCGGACACCAAGCGCGCCGACGACGTCGGCATCCCCCGGCCCAAGATCAAGGGCGGGCAGCCGAATCTGGTCATGGTCGACCCGACCAAGGACCAGACCGCCCGGCTGAAGAAGCTCGTCGCCCGTGGCCGCGCGATCCACAACGGGGATGTCGACCGTTCCCAGGACAACATGCTCGCGGTGTCCAACGAGGGCACCAGCGTGGCCTTGGACCCGCGACTCGTCGACCGCAAGGCCCCGGCCGGCAAGAAGCTCGCCGCCGTCGCCGCCCGCCACATCGAGCGCTACCACCAGCACAAGGACCGGGTCTACAAGACCCACTACGGCAGCACGGAGGACCACCCGGTCCCCGGCGCCCTCCAGATGATCTTCCTCAACGAGGGCGTCCCGGGCGGCAACAACCGAGGCGACTTCGACGCGTACGCCGAGCTGAAGCGACTCATGGTCCAGGGCGGCATACCCGCCGACAAGATCGCCTTCGTCCAGGACGCCAAGAAGTCCGGCAAGCCCGAGCACCTGGCCGAGCTCTTCCGCTGCGCCCGGGACGGCGAGGTCTCCGTCCTCATAGGCTCCAGCAGCGTCGCCGGCACCGGCATGAACGCGCAGAACCGCATGGTCTCCCTCACACACGTGGACCTGGACTGGGGCGCCGCGCAGATGGAGCAGCGCAACGGCCGCATCCTGCGCTACGGCAACCAGAACGACGAGGTCGAGGTCGACATCTTCGCGACCAAGGGCAGCCTCGACGGCTGGAAGGCCGGATTCGTCGCCTCCAAGGCGGAGGGCCTGGTCGACATCCAGCGTCCCGAGATGGCCGACAGCGACACCCGCGACACCGTCACCGAACTCGACGTCGACTACCCCGACTACGAGACGATGGAAGCGGAGATCGGCGGCAACCCCTACATGAGCCAGCTCATGAAGGCCCGCCGTCAGCTGCGTGACCTGGAGATCGACCAGCACAACGAGGCCGCCGAGCGCGTTCGGCGTGCCGAGGCACTGGCGGAGCTGGAGCAGGAGACCGCCGACACCCGGGCCGGTATCGCCCGCCGCGAGGCGGCGCTGCCCCGCATCCGCGACGTACGCGGCACCTTCGGCATGGCCATCGGCGGCATGCCCTACACGGAGCGCGCCGACGCGGCGGCGGCCCTGCACCGGCAGGTGGCCACCCAGCTCCTGGACCACGCCCACGACGGCGTGAGCCCGTGGAAGACCGTCGGCCAGCTCGGCGGCCTGGACGTCGCCGTGCGCACGGAACGGCGCGCGGACGGGAAGCTCGTCGCCCATGTCGGCTTCCCCGACCTCGCCCGTTCCAGCTTCGAGCGCACCCCGGACGACCTGAAGAAGCGCGGCGCCGGGTCGGGCATGATCACCCGGCTCACCAACGCCTTGGAGAAGGCCCCCGCACTCCAGGAGGCCGACCGGCGGCGTCTGCCGGAACTCGACGAGCAGATGGCCCTGCTCCAGTCCGCGCAGAGCGCTGCCGACCTCACCCCGCAGATTGAGCACGCCCGTGCCCGCGCCAACCTGCTCGACGACATCGTGGGACGGATCGCGGACCTCGACAAGCTGCCGGAGATCGACGAGGACGACCTCGACAAGAAGCTCACCAAGACCCAGCGGCGCAAGATCGTCGAGGAGCGTCGCACGGCCCGTGTACCCCTCCAGGGTGCCGTCGGCGCTGCCGTCCTGACCCTGGAAGAGTTCGACAAGAAGTTCCCCGAGCCCGAGCGCCCGGAGCGCCCCCGCGACCGGGAGCGGGAGCAGGAGCAGGTACGGCTTCCGGCCGACGAGGTCGCTCAGGTCCTCGACGCGATCCGCGCCGAGGAGGGTGGTGCCGGCGAACAGCCGACCGGCCCCGAGGACTCGGACGAGGAATCCCCGCAGCCCCTCTCGGAAGATCCCCCGGAGGAGCCCCCGACGGCAGCGGGCAGCGGTCTCATCGCGGGCCGCTTCCAGTTCGACGAGCCCGTCACCGACCCCGACGGCCAAGGGTGGTACGTCGGCAGCGAGAACGCCGACGGCACCGTGAACGTCTCCAACGGCCCGAGCAGCGAGACGTTCCGGCCGGAGGAACTGACCAGCGCCCGTCAGGACGCCCCGTCTGCCCCGAACGTGCCGGAGACGGGAGCCGAGGGCTCCGACGACACGGTCACGCTCGACCGCGACGATGTCGAGCAACAGCTCGAAGCCATCCGCCCCGCAGGCGACCGCGCGCCGTCCTCGATGAGCGAGCAGGAGATCGCCGACGAGATCGTCTCCCTGATGGAGCGGGAGATGCTGGAAGGTGAGCTGACCGGCGCCGACCGCACGCGAATGGCCGTCCTGGAGGCGGAGAACGACCGCAGAGCCGGGCGCGCCCCGAAGGCGGAGCCCAAGAAGCCCACCCCCGACCCCGTCGATGACGGGGGCCTCTTCGACGTCGCCGCACCCGCCCCGCAGGAGCCGGCCGCCGCCGACCCGGACAACCCCCTCGACCAGCCCGACGATCTGTACGGCACGCCGGACATGTTCGCCGCCCACGAGGGCCGTGACACGAGCCGCCTGCGCCCCGTGCAGATGCGCAGCCCGGAGAACCTGGCCGAGGGCGACCGGTACACGGACGCCGACGGCCGTACGCGCACGGTGGCCGAACCGCCCAAGCGCACCGGCCGAGGCCGGGTTCGGATCGTGACGGAGGACGGCGAGGAGCACTTCTACAGCAGGGATGCCGAGCTCCGGCTCCGCTACCCCGACGAGGAGATCGACGACGAGGACACCCGGGACTCGAATAGTCGAGACGCGTCCGAAGAACCCGCCGCCGACGGCGCCCAGGGCGGCGCCCCGAACAGCGACGAGAGCGACGAGAGCGACGAGAGCGACGAGAGCGACGAGAGCGACGAGAGCGACGAGAGCGACGAGAGCGACGAGAGCGACGAGAGCGAACGACAGGGCCACCGCCGCCGTGACGGCGACCCCGACGGTGCCGCACCGGACGATGCCCCGGCCGGTGGGTCCGGCGGGCCTTCACAGCCGGACGTCGACCAGGACGAGGAAGACGACAGCGAGAACGAGGAGGACGGCACCGACTCCGCCGAGGAGAACAACGAGGAGGACGACGAGCGGCGTCGCCGACGACGTCGAAGTAACCGTAGGTCCGATGGCCGGGGTCCCAACGGGCTGGGCCTGCCGGGGCTACCGGGCATCCCGCATCTGCCCGATGCCGACTCGCGTGCCTCCGAGGACGGTGGCACGGCTTCGGAGGGGCCGGCCCCCCGCAGGTCGCCTCGCGACGTGCATGGCCTGCGCGCAGCGTGGAGGCGCGGCGAGGGCCTGACCGCCGAGGAGAACACCCCGGAGCGCCGCGCATTCCTTGCCCAGCTCGCCGACAACCCCACCCTGTCGCTCTCCTCGGGAGGGGGGATCGCCACCTGGACCGATGACACCGCTCCCGATGGGATGCGACGCTGGCACTTCGCCCAGGCGCGCAACGGCGGCCGGTTCGGGGGGATCACCCTCACCGCTCGTACCGTTGACGAGGCTCGGGATCTCGCGGACCTCTTCGAGATCATCACCGGTGCCGGCGGACAGCAGATCGACTGGCACCAGCCGCTCACGGCGAGTGCCGTCGCCTCGTGGAGCGACCGCGACGGGCGGACGCTGCCGGAGGCCCTGCGGCATCTGCGCGACCTGTACCAGGACGGCGACGAGCAGGAAGCGGGACTGGTCAAGCCTCTGATCACGCTGCCGGAGGACTTGAACGACTGGACCGACGAAGACCTCGCCGATGCGTGGGGAGCGGGCCTTTCCCCGGCAGACCAGCAGCGCGTCACCGCGGAGATGGACCGCCGAGACGACGTCGACCAGCGTGTCCGTGACGCCTTCCCGGAGACTCCGGCCGCCGACGCTGACGAAGTGCGTCGCCGCGGTGAGGCGATGGACGCGGCGCTCGGGTTCTCGGGCGCCGACGCCACCCGCCGTCCGCTGACGCGCGAGGAGCGGATGCAGCAGGAGTTCGCGGACTGGGACGAGGCGCGCTACCAGGCCGCGATCGAGGCCACCAACGGCTACTTCTACAGCAAGAACAGCCGTCGTCTGCCGCGCGTGAACGAGCGCGATCTGTTCTCCGGGGGCTCGCTCTCCCGGTTCGGTCGCTGGCGTGAGTACGCGAGCGAGGAGCTGATCGACTGGTACGACGCCAACGGAGGCCGGGTCACGTACAACGCCTTCAAGGCCCAGCGGCGCGCCCACGAGAAGATCGAGCGGGAGCAGTACGAGGAGGAGCAGCGCAACGCGGGCCTCGTCCCCGGACCCTCGTCAGCTCCGTCCAGCCCTTCTCCGGCCGAGGAGCCGCGCACGTCCGACGCTGACGCCGGCACCCAGATCGATGTCGACGACATCAGCTTGGCGTCGGCTGCTCCGGGCCGGGAGAGCGAGGAGGAAGGTGCCGCGCGCTTCGGCGGCCCCGAGCAGGTCCGGGCCTTCCTTGAGCGCGCCCAGCTACGTGAGGGCGGCGGCGATGGCGTGTTCCAGGTGTGGATGGATGGCCGCAAGATCGGCCACGTCCGCCTCGTCGGCGGGAGCGCGGCCAAGGATTCCACCTGGGACAGCAGCCCCTCTCTCGTCCTTGGTGACGGTGGCATCACCCGTACCGCGTCGAGGGACTTGGCCGTCGCTGCGCTCGTCGTGCGGGCTCTGCGTACTCCGGTCAGCGCCACCGACCCGGACGGGGACACCTGGGCGACCGTCAGGATGGATCTCGCCGGGCACTATCCGGAGCTTCCGGAGCTGCCCGCGCGGCTGACCAAGGACCCGGCAGTGCGGGAGCGTTACGAGGGGATCGTCCAGCTCGTCGCGAACTTCCGCAACAGCGAGCTGATCAGCGGCGACCTGCGCCAGGACATCGACCACGCCAAGGGCGAGTTCGAATGGCTGAGGGACGTCTTGTCCACGCTTCCGGCCAAGCAGCAGAACCGTGACGTGCTCAGGGATCTGGACCGGCGCGCTCTCCTGGCTTCATGGCTCCGTGAGAGTCTGCCCCCCGAGGACCGCGATGAGGCGGGCCGTGCGCCCGACGGCCCCGGGGAGCCGGGCACCTCCCCGAGCAGCACGGACCTCCCCGACGAGACGACGGGCACTTCGCCGACGGACTCTGACGCCCCTGCCGGCAACATCGGCGAGCAGCGCCACCCGTCCACTGGCAGGACAGGTCGCAGCCGCCCCGAGGCGGAGCGGGGAACCACGCCCGAAGCGGCGCGCGAGGAGAGCGGTCAGGACGCGCGTGCCCGCCAGGACGACGAGGCCGAGGACAGGGCGGGGGCCTCGGAAGCGAAGCCCGCCGCCGATCCCGTGTCGAAGCCTGAAGAGACCGAGGACCCGGGGGCCCGGCCCAAGCCGAGCGCCGAGCCGGAGCCGGTCGGTGGCCAGCCCGCTCATTGGGCCAGCATCGACCACCTGGCCCCGGGCGACATGGCTCGTGTCGACGGCACCACCCGGCGCGGTCGTGCCACCACGCTCGCCGGATACGTGCTCGACTATCCGGAGCAGGTCGCCGTGACCCGCCAGGGCCGCACCGAGAAGATGTGGCGCATCCGGATCGGCGAGTCCCCGGACGGCCTTTCCGGCGCCCGTAGCACCGTCTACACGCCGCTCACTGCCACGGCCGCCCGCGCCGAGGCGCCCGAGTCGTCCGCGCCGGGCACCCCCGTGAGCGGCGCCCAGGGCGAGGTCGCCAGCGGCGATCTGCCGGACCGTATCGCCACCGACTCCACCGGGACGGGTCTCTTCCCCGGCAGCCACGTCACCGGCGCCGACGGACGCGACGGCACGGTCACGGGCGTCACCGATACCACCGCCAATGTCCGGTGGTCTGACGGCGACACCGACACGGGCGTCGCACCGGCGTCCCTGACCGCTGACGACACGGACGACCACCGCCCCGCCGGCTGGACCTCCACCGGCCAGCGGATTCGTCCGGGCCACCTCGTCGCTGACGACGGCGCGCTCCTCGGCCCCGTCGACGAGGCCGACGGAGACCGCATCACGGTCACCACCGCTGACGGCACGGTCACCCGCGACGCCTCCCACCTGAGCGTGGTCGGCGAAGTCCGTGACGAGACCCCGCAAGAGGCGCCGGTCACCAGCGTCACCGCGCACACGGCTGGGGACACCTCCAAGGGCGACGTCATCGTCCTCGACCTCGACGGCGCCCTGATCACGGTGGAAGTCCGGGACGCGGACCGGGACGGCGACCGGGTCACCCTCGACTACGTCGACATCGCGACGGGCGAGCTCGGCGGTATCGAGATGGACGCCGCCACCGTCATCTCGAAGGCCGAAGGCCCCGACGGCAGCACCCCGGTGCTCAGCAACACCGTGCCGGAGACCGAGGGTGACTTCACAGTGCACGAGCCGCCCGCCGTCCTCGACCCCGTCGCCGGTCCGACCGTCGATCCGGACCTCACGCCGGCAGACCGAGCCGTGATCGCCGACCACGGCTCCGCGCCGGAGGACGACCCCGACGCGCAGCAGGCCGTTGCCCGTATCGGGGCCGATCTGCCTGTGACGGACACCCAGGCCAGTGCGCTTGCCGCCCAGCTCCGTGCCAACGGCGACCCCGCCACCCGAGACGGACGGGCGGCGCTGCGCGCCGCTGACCACCTGGACCCGGACGACGCTCCGGAAGGACTCGACCGTCCCCGGCCGTCCACCGCCGCCCAGGTCGGCGAAGGCGATGTCATCGCAATACCCGACGAGCGTCGCGACAACGAGGTCCGCACCTACCGCGTCCTCGACGTCGAGGAGGCCCCGGGCGGAATGCGCAGTCTCCTGCTGGAGGACGAGAACCGGCAGTGGAAGCGTCGCATGGTCCCCGCCAGCATGCCCGTGTGGCAGTTGCCGGAGCCCACCCGCGACGAGGACAACACCGCCCCGGCCGCTACAGCACCGGAGACCCCCACTCCGCGCGAGCCGAACCCCCCGCTGGCGTCCGTACGCCGCCAGATCATCGCCGAGCACGGCCGCATGGTGGCCCTCCGCATCCTCGACGAGGCAGTGGCCGGCACGGAGCAGCCCGGGAGCATCCACGCACTGCGCGAGCAGATCGCGCTTCGGCTCACGCCGGACGCCCTTCGCGATGCCCGCGAGCAGGCCCGCCGAGAAGCCAGCGCCGCGCTGGACGCCGCCGGGATCACGGGCCGGGACCGTGCGTCAGCTCAGCAGGCCCTTCGCCGTGCGCGGGACAAGGCCCACGACCGGACCGTCCGCGCCGCGCTCCGCACCATCAACGACCTCGAACCCCTCCCCGGTGAGCCTGACGAGGACCTGGCGCAGCGGGCCGCCGGTCTCCTTCGCCTCATCCCCGTCCCCGACGAGCCCGCGCCCGTCCGGCGCCGCAGCGCCCCGTCCGCGCCCGGCGCCGGCGCCCAGGGCGTCGGGTCTTCGGAGGCGACGGGGCACGCCGATGACGCCGTGGCGTCGCTGCTCCAGCACCTTCAGGACGGCGGCGTTGATCCGGCAGACCTCGATGCGCTGGCCGCGTACCTGACGCGTCAGCTCGACAACGGCAGGCAGGCGACGGCAGAGCGGATCGTCCGCCGCGCCGCCCCGGATACCGCGAAGCAGCCGGGACTCGCCGCCCAGGTCATGGGACTGCTCTGGCGCCTGGGCCGTCGGCTCGTCGAGCTGGTGAAGGCCGCAGTCCGGAAGATCGCCGAGCTGTGGCGCAGCAGCCGTGACCGCTTGTCCCGTCTTCGGGCCTTCCTGAACCGCATGGTGACCCGTGTACGGGACTGGCCCGAGTCCCGGCGTCTGGCCCGCCTCCATGCCGCGCTGGATCTGCCGGACGTCGAGGGTGACTCGCTGGCCTCCCGCGTGTTCCAGTGGGCCAACCTGCTGCCGGAACCGGGTCAGTTCGGCCACAGGGAGCGCAGTACGTCGTGGTGGAAGCCGACGACGTGGGCGCAGCTTGCCGCCGGTCGGCTGCCCGGCCGCGCCACCGGCCGCCGCTCCGAGCCCGACCGGGCTTCCGACAACGGGCCGGGACTCGCCGCCCTGCGGCACCTCGCCGCCGTACGTGCTGCTGGCGCGGACGTCGACCAGGACGTGACCCGCCGCCTGTCCACACTGCTGGGCGACGACTTCGGCGACGACCCCCACAGCACGCTCCAGCACGCGGACGACTACCTGACGGCCGCGGAGCACCGTCTGCTCAACCTTCAGGCTGCCCGGACCACGGCGCTCGACCCCGACGTCGAGGTCGAGATCGCCGCCGCGCGTATGGAGGCCGCCACCGCACGGCGCGAGTGGGAGGACCTGCGGCGCCAATACGCCGCAGCGGTCCCCGAGGCGGTCGCCGGGGCGCTGGCCGGCATCCGGGATCTCGGCCCTGAGGGCACGGCGGGGTTCGTATTCGGTCCCGACACCGTTCCTGATGCCGAGCGCGCCGTCCGCAGGGTGCAGCGGCTCCTTCCTCGGGACTGGCTGAGCACTCCGGGTGTGCGCCGTCTGACCGCGACCAGCGGAGACGCCGGCCGGTACGAGCCGGGCGTCGGCCGTGCCACGGTCGCTGACCTCGGCGACGAGGGCAACGGCACGGCCGCTCACGCTCTGGGGCAGCACCTGGTCACGCACATTCCGGACCTGGAAATGGCGGCGCAGATGTACTGGTTCACGCGGACGCACTCGGGCCGCCCCGGCGCCCGCGTCCACGATTCCTCGGGGCTCAGTCGTCTCCTGGCCGAGCAGCAGACGCAGAGGACCGCGGGTGACACCATCGCTCGCTCGATGCAGGCCATGTTCACCGGGGACTGGTACCAGGACGACGACTTGAGGGCGTTCCTCCTTGGTCTGCTGGCCACCCGATAGAAGGGGTAACGATGTTGGTCACCGGTCGCTTTGATGATGGTTCCGCCTACCAGGTGCGGGTCACCGGAGACGCGGAGCGGCCGGTGATCGGCTCCGTACGCGCGGCTGCTCTCGTCGAACTGCACGCGGGCAAGCCGATCCTTCTCACCCCCACCGGGCCCCAGCGCACCGTCGCCGGTAACGACGTCCAGTCGGTGCGCGCCGTGCTCGGGCGGCACACCACCGTGCTCGACTCCACGCCGTAAGGAGGTCCCCGGTGAGCGCAGGACACTAGGGGTCTGCCGTCCTCACCCTGCCCGGCGTGATCAGATACGGATTCGCGATCAAGGCGCTCCCCAAGAGCGGCAAGCCGTTCGGCGACGAGGAGGACCAGGACGACACCCCTGAGCTGGAAAACGGCCCGCCGTCCGAGGACGGCGCGCCAGCGTCAGCCGATCCCGCCATGTCCGAGCAGAATGCTTCGTCATCGGGCGTGGAGGGCGGCACGGAGGCAGCCGACGAGCCGCCGCTCGACGAGACCGAACCTGAGCCGGACGATCGCGGCTCCTCGTCGAGTGACGGTAATGCCGCCGCAGGTCCCGAGAGCGACGCGCGCCCCTGGTCGGGCGATCCGTACGATGAGGGAGACGAGACGGACTCCGCCGATGCCTTCGCCGCGTACAAGGGCCCCGGCGGCGAGGAGGCATGGCTCGATCAGGCTCCGGACGGCACACTGACGGGTTGGGTCAGGGATGAGACCGGCCAGGTGTGGCGCTATACAGATCCGAACGTGTGGGCCATCGATGTCGACGACGCTCCGATGACCCGCACTCACAGTCAGGCCGCCTCCGGGCCGCCTCCGGACGAGCACGGCGGCCAGGACCCCCTGTTCCCGCCGACAAGATAGGAGCCTTCAGCAGTGCAGCTCAACCGCCAGACCGCCTGGAAGCTGATGCAGGAGGGGAAGGATGCGTTCGCGCAGGGGGACCCGGGCGACGCCTGCCCCTACGACGCCCGCAGCGGCGACGCCGAGCAGCAATTCGGCGCCTGGTACTGGGGCCGGGGATGGTCCACCGCACGCACTGCCGCCGAAGCCCTAATCCAGGAGGCCCCTGCCGCCTTAGAAGAGCCCCAGTAGGACATCGCGCGCTGGGCTTAGCACGCCCCGCATGGGGTTCCCTCCTACCGGCGTGCGTCCCGCAGCAGGGGAATGATGTCCCATGGCCGCTCCAGAACAGCGCTGTGTTCAGTGAACTGGTGCCCTTTGAACAGCTCGGCTGCCGCCCCGGTATAACCCCATCTCGCCACGACAACCGGATCACCCTCCAGTGCAGAAGACAAGCCAACGAGACGACCTCCTATCCTGTGGGTCGTTGATGCGCCGTCCCCAGGGCGGCAACAGGGGTGAGGGGCGGGACACGTGGACGGTGAACTGATCACGGCGATCGCGGCGACAGGGGTGAGCCTCGGCGCGGCTGGCGTCGCGGTATGGCAGGCGCGCACCGCCGCGGCGTCCGCGGGCGCCGCGAAAGAACAGGCGAAGGCCGCGAAGGAACAAGTCGCGCTGATGCGCCGCCAGCTCGATGCGGAGGACGTTGACCGGCATCAGGCCGCCGGCCCGCAGTTCGTGGTCGACAGGGCGCACACCGACACCAACGACAGCACCCCCTACGGCGCGCTCGTACTCAGGCAAGAGTCCGGCCCCGCTCTCGCCTCCGTACTCGTCACCGTGGAGGGCGACGGAGTCGAGGGCCTGAAGGGTGAGTACCGCAGTGACAGCTCCTCCTACAGCCGTGTGGACGAGACCGACATCGGCCCCATGGCCGCCGGGAACGGCACGCAGATGGTTCACGTGGCACTCGACTACCACCACACCACGACCACGATCCTCCTCCACCTCGAATGTCGTGCCCATGACGGCAGGGCCTGGCAGCGATCAATCTCCAGCGACGTCGCCCCCACCCCGGAACAACCCGGTCGCCGCGTGTCTCGTTCGCCGTGGATTCAGTAACCGAGATTGAGGAACATCGAGTGTCCGCGAAGAGGGTGCGCCGCTCACTACCCGAGTGCATCCGCCTCGGGGATCACCACGATCCCCCCGAGCCTGCCGGTCACCCATGCCGGAGGGGGCCGTCCCTCCATGACGTCGCGCACGTAATCGGGAACCCCTGTGCGCAGGCCGCGCAGCACGTGGTCGAGGTACGGCACCGAGAAGTGACCACGGTCGGCGGGGACGTCTCGGAAGACGGCATCGGCTACCGGCGCCTTGCGTTCCAGGGTGCCCGCGTCGGCGAACTGGCCGAGCCTGATCCGCCCTAGCGGGCGGAGTAGCTCCTTCGCCACACGCCGGGCCCCCCTCTGCGGCTGCCGGAGGAACCGTGCAAGCTCGTCGTCCAACTCTCTCACCAAGGAGTGGACCGGCTCGTCCAGCCCGGCAGGGCTCGCGATGTCCTCCACCGGTATCGCGTCATGGAAGACCTCCACACCCGCGGCGTGCTGGTGGAGCCTCGCAGCCTCCTGCGCCACCAAGGCACACACCACCGACACACCCACCCGCTCACGATCTCGGCACAGGACACCGCCGTGGGTACGACTGCACTCCAGGGTAGCCCGGTACTTCCGATCGCCGCAGTACAGGACGTAGGCCGCGGGCACGCGGTAAGGCTCGGCCGCCTCAATGAGCTTGGTCATCTGGGATCGGGAGTGCCCGGCGGTCGTGTACCCGAAGTCGACGGTCCATCGGCGACTACTACTCACCTTGAGGATCTTCGCCTGGGTAAGGAGGCCGAAGCAGGTACCGTCTCTGTTCACCCACCACCACATCCAGTCTGCCCCGGCCTCCACCTCCTCGGCTGCCGTGAACTCCTGGAAGAGGACACGCGGGCTGGCCTCAGCCAGCAGGACCTGAGTCGCAGTTACCTCGCGCAAGGTCCCGCCGTTGGCAGCCAAGCTCGCAGCCAAGCGGTCCACCGCCGTCCGGCCCCTCCGTAGAGCCTCGTAGGGGCCACGGCCGGAGAATCCAGTCATGATCACCTTTCGTGTATCGCGGGCAGAGAGGCCACATCTTCTCCTGGCGCGCTGACAAAGGGCCGACAGGCGTTCAGTCCACGTAACGGGCCTGTAGCCCGGGGCCTGTAGCAGGCGCTCAACTTGTACCGTCGTCGGCCTTTCGGTCCTGTGACCCACTGCCCCAGGCGGGCCTTCGATCTGACACGTGGCTGCCGTCCCCTGTGGCGTCGCGGCCGCTGGCTGGGCCATAGGAAGCCGGGGAGATCCAACAGGCAGCTCTGAGTCTCAAGCAGGGGTGGCCACTTGAGCAATTCCCGTCAGCGGCGGCGCACCCAGGGACAGTAGCCAGGCCGGCACTGCACAGTCCGCTGCGGTCATCTGTCCAACCGCCGGAGGAACATCACTGTGCCGACCGTGCCCGCGCCTCGCGCGCCTGCGTCACGTAAGGGCATCTGCCGCGCCATCTTCGCCGTGACTGGAGTCGTCGACGAGGTCAGCGACTTGATCACGCCGGGCGCGTTCGCCCACACCCTGGCGACCAGGCCTGTGAAAACGGTCTGGCACCACGAGTGGAAGGACCCCATCGGTGTGGTCCTGGAGATCGCCGAATGGCGGCCAGGGGACGCCCGGTTCGCCACCATCCCGAACTGGCCGGCGGAGGCCGGGGCGCTGGTCGCGACCATCCAGTTCAACCTGAGGACCCAGCGGGGCCGCGACGTCTACGAGCAGGTCCGCCAGTGGCACGAGCACGGTGAGGCCCAGTTCAGCATCGGCTACCGCGTACCCCCGAGCGGAGCCACGAAGCGATCGGACGGGGTTCGGGTGATCCGCAAGCTCGACCTCTACGAGGTCTCCCCTGTCCTTCATGGTGCACACCCGATGACTCGGTCCTTGGAGGTCAAGGCCGATGGTGGCGCCTCGGAGTTGGAGCACAAGACGACAGTGGGCGGGCACCTCGACTTCAAGGCCGCCGAGCGGCAGGTTGGTCGCGGGGCGATGGTCGCGCTGTACGTGCCTGGCGAGATCGCGGGCAGGATTGCCCACCCGGACGGCACCTTTGCACGGGATCTGCACATCACGCTGGCTTACCTCGGCGACGCCGAGCGGCTTCCCGGCCACCCTGACGACCTCGCCGACCTCGTGGCCGCAGCCCTTCAGGGCGCGAGCCCCGTGGAAGGGAAGATCGGGGGGATTGGCCGATTCCCGGACACGGGCGACGGCGAGCCGGTCTTCGTGCCGGTCGACGTGCCGGGGTTGGCGTCGCTGCGGCAGCGGATCGTGGACGCGATCGAGTCGTCCCCGCTCGCTTCCTCGCTGAACGTCGACCACGGCTTCACGCCGCACATCACGCTCGGGTACGGCCTGCCGCTGGACACCGTGCCCACGCCGTCCATCGCGGTCGCCTTCGACACCGTCCACGTCGTTCGAGGACCGGACTCGACTCCCATCCGCTTGCTCGGCCCTCTCGCGACCGATGCTCACACCGGGCCGACCGTGGCAGAGCCACGCCTCCCCTCGCTGGCCTCAGCGGAGGAGAAGTCCGCGCACCAGGCCGTCCGCCAGGCTCTGGCTGCGCCTCGCTGGGCCCGCGCGAGCGCCCGTGCCGCCGTCCTCGAAGCCAAGTCCCGTATCCCCACAGGAGTTCCCGTGTCGCCTCTCCAGCCTCTTCCCGCCTCCTACGAGGACATCCGCGAGCGGGTCAGCTCTGCCGTCCACGGCTTGCTCGCCTCCGAGGACGGCACCTGGTGCTGCATCGAGGCGACCTACCCGGACCGGGTCATCGTCTCCGTCCACCAGGGTGACTCGGGCGCTCGAACCTACGCCGTCCCGTACAGCATGTCCGGCACGGAGATAGCCCTCGAAACGCCCCAGCCCGTCGAGCTGGCCACCGTGGTGATCCCCGACGAGGGATCGGCACGCCCTGCCGACAGCGCCGAGACGGCCGACAACCTCCTCGTCCGCCCCACCCTTCGCGCGCTCGCGGAGGCGACCTCCCGCGTCCAGGCCGCGGACGCCAATGAGCAACTGGAGCCCGTACGGGCCTCGGTGAGCAACCTCCTCAGCGCCCTGTCCGCCAAGGGACTCGACCTCACCACCGAGGACGACGAGGACGGCACTGCCGAGGAACCGCTCCCCGCCAGCGGCCCGGCAGCGGTGGCCGGCAACGGCATCGACCTGTGGGACGACCCGTACGACGAACCTCACGATGTCGACGAGGCCGACGAGGCCGACGAGGCCGACGAGGCCGACGAGGCCGACGAGAGCGGCGCGACCGTTCATCTCGACGCGACAGAGGTGAAGGCGCGCCTCGCCGCGATCCAGCTCTAGCGCGACCCAGCTCCACGACTTCCCTCGAAGCCTCCACTGAAAGGAGTTTCCACAGGTCAGACCCGTTCGACGCGACGTTAGGGGCCTCCTCTCTCTCCAATGCCCGGCGTTGTCGGGTCGTCCCGGTGCTGGCCGGGCGAGCGACGCACGTCAACCGCCCCCCAGCACGTGGAGAGAGCAGCCGAGATGGCTGAAAGCAAGTCCCTCATCAACAACCTCCGCCAGCAGCTCGCCGAGAAGTCGGCGGAGGCCGAACGAATCAGCCACACCTTCAAGGTCGAGGACAACGGCGGCTTCGTCGTCTCGACCGAGCAGGCCGCGGCCTTCAAGAAGATCTCCAACGAGGCAATGGAGCTCAAGCAGCTCCTCGCCGACGCGGAGGGCATGAGCGAGGTGAAGCAGTACCTCGCCGAGCCCGACGGCCCCTCCTCCGCCGGGCAGTTCTACGGCCAGCAGCCCGCGCACGGTGGCATGGAGGGCAAGAGCCTCGGTGACCTGTTCGTCGAGAGCGACGCGTACAAGAACGCGGCCCAGGCCGGCTTCCGTGACCGCCCGTACGTGCGGGCGGAGATGGAGGGTAAGAGCATCTTCAGTCTGTCGGGCGGCACCGTCACTCACCAGACGCTCGGCTCCGCGCAGAACCTGGGTATCGCCGAGCGCGAGTACCGCAAGATGCACATTCGGGATCTCTTCCCGAAGTCCTCCACCAAGCAGTCCGTCCTCTACGGCGCCCGCGAGACCGGGTGGACGAACAACGCCAAGCAGGTGAAGGAACGTTACGGCGCCGACGGCGCCAGCCCGGCGACCGGAGCGGACACCGACACCTGGGGCCGCGCGCCGCGATCGAAGCTGGCCCTAGTGCCTGTCATGTACCCGATCAGCGAAATAGCCCATTTGCTCGATGCGCATAAGAATATTCTTTCGGACGAGCCGCGACTGAAGACATTCATTAACTCTCGAATGGTTGAGGGTGTGAAGTATCAGGAGGACTGGGACCTCCTGCACTCGGTCGGCGACGGCCAGTCCCTGACCGGAATCTTCAACACGCCCGGAGTCCAGCAATACCGAGGGCTCGCGACCGACAAGTACAGCGTCCAGATCCGTCGCAGCATCACCAAGGCGCTCCTGGCCGAGTACGACCCGACGGGCATCGTCCTGTCTCCGACGATGTGGGAGCACGTCGAGGTCGAGGAGGACGACAACGGAGCGTTCCGCGTCGCCCTCCAAATCGCTGTCGGCGCGACCAAGCGCGTCTGGAGGCTGGACGTCGTCGAGACGACCGCGATGGCCGACGAGCAGTTCCTCGTGGGCGCCTTCGGCCTCGGCGCCCAGCTCCACGACCGGGAGTCCGTCTCCGTCACGGTCAGCACCGAGAACGGCGAAAACGTGGAGAAGGGCTTGGTGACGTTCCGAGCGGACGAACGGGTCGCGCTCGAAATCCCCCGCCCGGAGAGCTTCGTGATCGGCACCTGGACCGCTCCCGCCGGCTGATCCAGCCCAACAGGGGGGGCGCCGCACGAACTTCGTCGGCGCCCCCTCCTCGAACTCGTCCACATCAGCAACTCACAGGGGAACGCGCGTGCCGACCACCGCCCTTGATGGCCTCGAAGCCGAACTCGCCGCTCTTCCGCAGGCATCGATGACTCGGAAGGGCCCGCCGTGCACCGTAGGGGCGGCCCTGTCCAGCATCGCCCCGGAGACCGCAGAGACGCTGCGCCGAATACTCGACACCGCCACCGTGACCTCGACCGCCATCGCGGCCGTCCTGAGCCAGCACGGCCCCGCCGTCGCCTCGAACACCGTGGCGCGGCATCGGCGCCGGGGCCAGCCGAACGGGTGCAGGTGCCCCCGATGACCCTCTCGCAGGACCTCACCGCACTGCTCCAGCCGGTCCCGTCCGCCCAAGTCCGGCCGAGCGAGGTGCTGCACCCTGCCGCGCCCGCTCCCCGCGGGTGGGAGGCGGGTGTGCGCTACGAGCCGGGCGGCACGATGGTCGTCACCGCCCCGCCGGCCGAACACCCTCCCAGCAGCGCGGATGACTGGCAGTCCCGAGTCGAAAACCTCGGGCTCGCCATCCCGGAAGGCTGGCGTGTGCGTCTCGTCGAAGCACGTCACGACCCGGCAGCCTGGCACCGCGACCGGCAGGGAGACGACGCTGTCACCCGGCCTGTCTGGAGATGCCGGTACGTAGTCGAGCCCGCATCGCCATCGTGGATGTCCGCAGACGACGTCGATGCTCTCGTACGCGATGCGCTTCGCCGCCGCCGGAAGTCCCGTCCGAACGCCGATGCCGGCGAGCGCGCCCTCGTCGTGGTCTACGCCGACGCCCAGGCTGGCAAGGTCGGCAGGGACGGTGGAACGCCCGAGCTGGTCAGACGGGTTGCCGACCGTCTCGACCGACTCGACGACCACGTCCGTGACTTGAAGGCCATCGGTCAGGGGCCGACGGCCGCCTACTGGATGGACGCCGGAGACTGCGTCGAGAACTACGAGAACACCGGCCAGCAGGCGTACACCAACGACTTGGCCATGACGGAGATGATCCGCGTGCACAGGCGGATCACCTTCGAGGGCCTAGACCGGCTGGCCGGGCGGTTCGACCGGGTGGTGGCCGCTACCTGTGGCTCCAACCACGGCCGGGTGCGCCGCGGCCGGGAAGCCGTCGGCCCGCCGAGCGACGACTGGGGCATCGAGGTGATGTCGCAGGTCGCCGACGCCTACGCCCGCAACGTCGACGCCTTCGGGCATGTCTCCTTCGTACTGCCGGAGAAGTGGCGCGAGACCGTGAGCCTGGACGTCGCCGGAACCACGGTCGGGCTCGCCCACGGGCACCAGTATCCCCGCCCCGACAAGGCCGCCGACTGGTGGCGCTCTCAGTCCTTCGGACGGCAGGCCGTCGCCGACGCCGCCATCCTCGTCACGGGCCACTTTCACCACTTCCGGGCTCAGCAACTCGGGTCCGGCCGCCTGTGGATTCAGGCCCCGACGCTCGATAACGGGTCCGACTGGTACACGGCCCGCTCGGGCGAAGTATCGACCTCCGGGCTCTTGGTGTTCAGTGTCGGCCCCACCGGCTGGGACCACCTCCGCCTCCTTTGAGCGCGAGGAGGGACGCGACTCAAGGCGCCCTCCCCGCGCACCCTTCCACTCCCGACCACCTGAAGGAAGGACAGCATGGGTCTGTATCGCAAGGACGGCAGCCGCATCATCAAGGCGGCTCTCCCCGTCGCACTCCTCGACGACCCTCTCGTCACCGTCACCGCGGACATCTACCAGTCGGAGCCGTACGGGCGAGGAGACATGCAGCCGGAGGGCTCGAAGCGCTTCCTGCTCTACCCCGCAGGATGCGTCGTACGGCGTTCCGTACTCGACCGGCTGTTCACCCCCGCCGCGATCTCCACCATCAGCCCGGCCAAGGGACCGGCCGCCGGCGGGACCGTCATCACGATCAAGGGCGAGGCCCTGGACGGCGTCACCGCCGTCTCCTTCGCAGGGAAGCCCGGTACCGAACTTCGAGTTCGTTCGGCCACGGAACTCTCGGTGAAGACGCCGAGCAGCACTTCCGGAGCCGTCACCGTCGACCTCACGGACGACTCGGGCGCCGTATCCAAGGCCAACGCCTACACCTACGAGGCGTAACCGCCGGGGGCCCCGATCGGGCCCCCGGTTCCACGCGACACAAGCCGGACGGAAGAGGCAGGGTGCGCGCGATCGGATCGACCGCTTGAGGAGCCTCATGGCCACCACCCGCACTCGCAAGACCGCGTCCAAGACGGCTGACGCCAGCCCGACCGGCGACGCGACCACCAAGCCCGCCTCCGCGCCGGAACCGGCTGCCATCCCGGAAGCCGCCCCCCTGGAGCCGCCGCTCGTCGAGGAGGCACCGGAG